GTTAAAAAAAATAAAGGATTTAATCCAATACTGACTTATAACTTTTTAAGTGATAAATACTATGTATTTTACTTTTACTCAACCCAATTTATAGAAAGTAGATTTAATAGAAGCCATGAGGTAATATGTTAAAATTGAAACTTTAGTAAAATAAATTAGGTTTATTCGTTCTTTATTTGTAATTTCGCAGTGTTACGGTCTGAAACCATAGGTAACAAAAGAAACTTAAACAGGCTCTTATAATGAAAACGCTTCAGACCCGTTGGATTTATAGGAGCTTTTTTTATTAATAAAATTTATGAAAGAATTACAAACTATTGAGTTTATAGCTAATAAGCATTACTCTGGTCATTACACTATTTTAAAATTTACAAATGGATTTAAGTTTTCATTTGGAACTGTTACAAAACGTGAAGAAATTTACGATCTTAATTTATACGATAATTTAAGAGATTCACTTATTAATGGTATTCAATTTCATATTTGTAAAGACTTATAACAATGGCAAAAGAATTACCATACTTTCGTTTTACAGTCCAGGATTGGCAGAACGGTAAAATTAGTTTAGAATCATTTGAAATACAGGGATTGTTTATTTCTGTATGTGGTTATTATTGGATTAATGACTGCAATTTAACTTTAGCAATACTACAAAAAAAGTTTAACAATGCTACAACTTTGCTTAAACAACTAATTGAACTAGGTATAATTAAGCACGAAAATAGACACGATAAAGTAGAAATTGAGTTTTTAAATATACAGTATGATTTACTAAGTGAGAAACGTAAAGCTAGGCAGTACGCAGGTTCTAAGGGTGGCAAAGCTAAAGCAAACGTTAAGCAAAAAGGTAGCTATAAAGATAAGGATAAAGATAAGGATAAAGATAAAGATAAAGATAAGGATAATTTAATACCTGATTTTTCTGATTTTAAAGTTTACGCTTTTTTACATAAACCAAATGTTTGTGAAACTGATTTGAAATTTAAATACGATAGTTGGATTGCAAACGATTGGAAAAATGGAAATGATAAGAAAATAAAAAACTGGAAATCTTCATTACTAAACACATTGCCATTTATCAAAGATGGATTAAACTCAAACATAACAGCACCCTTAAAAATGGTTTACTAACATGGCAGATTTAAAAGTTATAAACCTAGCGGATAAAAAAGAATACATCATTGATGCCCAAAAGATGGGAGAAAATACAATGACTTGCCCAGTATGTTCAGAAAGCAGAAAAAAGAAAACCGATAAATGTTTTGGTTATAATCTTCGTAAGGGAGCTGGGCGTTGCAATCATTGTGGGGTTGTTTTAGTGGAATTTAAAGATTTTGAGAAAAAACCCACACAAATTGAATATAAGAAACCTAAGCCTCAAAACGTTAGTAAGTATTCACCTGACTGTTTAAAGTTCTTTACGAGCCGTAAAATTAGCGAAAACACCCTATTGCAGTTAAAAGTTTCAGAAGCGATTGAATGGATGCCAAAAGCACAAGGTAATATTCCAACAATTCAATTTAACTATTTCCGTAATGGTGAGCTGATAAATGTTAAATCTCGTGGCAAAAATAAAGATTTTAAACTTTTCAAAGATGCTGAACTGATTTTTTATAACCTAGACTGTACAATCAATAATGAAAATATTGTAATTGTTGAGGGAGAAATGGATGCTTTAGCGGTTTATGAATGTGGTATAAAAAACGTTATATCAGTCCCTAATGGTGCAGGATTAGGTAAAATAAACTTTGAATATTTAGATAACTGTATTGATAGTTTTAGCGATAATACGACATTCATTTTAGCTTTAGATAATGATACTGCTGGTCTTAATCTTCAAAATGAACTAGCAAGACGTTTGGGTTTTGAAAACTGCAAAAAGGTAACTTTCAAAGATTGTAAAGATGCAAACGACTGTTTAATAAAATACGATAAGCAAACGGTTATTAACTGTATTCAAGAAGCTAAAGAGTTTCCAATAGTAGGGGTTTTTAATGCTAAAGATATTGAAGCTGATATTTACAACTATTACAACAATGGTTTACCTAATGGATGCGGTATAAATATGGCTGAACTTGATATGCACATTCGATTTCAAGAGGGTTATTTAACAACCATTACTGGAATACCCGGACATGGTAAATCTGAATTTTTAGACTTTATCATTTGTCGGTTAAATATTTCACATGGTTGGAAAATTGCAATGTATAGTCCCGAAAATCACCCTTTAGAATTACACTTTAGCAAGTTTGCAGAGAAAATGATTGGTAAACCATTTGAAGGTAGCAACCGATTAAGCCCTATTGATTTATCTAATATGATAGATTACCACGCAAACAACTTCTTTTTTATTAATCCTGAGAAAGATTTTAAACTTGAAAATATTTTAGATAGTGTTAGGCAGTTAGTACGTAAAAAAGGAGTTAAGGCGTTTGTTATTGATGCGTGGAATAAATTAGACCACCAATATACTACAAATGAAACAAAGTATATTAGTGAGCAGCTTGATAAAATTACACGCTTTTGTGAGGTTAATAAAGTTCACTGTTTTTTAGTTGCTCATCCGACAAAAATTCAAAAGGATAAATCAACTGGAAAATATGAGATTCCAAATTTATACAGTATAAGCGGATCGGCTAACTTTTACAATAAAACGGCAAACGGTTTAACTGTTTATAGGGATTTTGATACTGGCATAACTGAAATTTATATCCAAAAAGTAAAGTTTAAACATTGGGGTAAAGTTGGATGTGTTCAATTTGCATGGGACTATACAAACGGTAGATACTACAAAGGAACTCCAAATTATGATAGCTGGCTAAATATTGAACAACCTCCATTACAAAACAATACTAGTTTCTTAAATGAAGCTGAACCAAAATTACCAGACCTAATAATATCCACCGATAACGATGAGGCGTTTTAACCAAATGTTTATTATCTGCTGTTATAGGTAGTGCCTAAAGTAAAGACTAAAAGAATATTAATAATTAAAAAATAGAAACATGAAAAACAGAACAATAGTAAGCGTAAGAAGTAATTGTGATTTTGGATTAAATTACGAAACAAGCAATTTGCATCCACAAACAGAAATTATATTGATAACTACAAGCCCACAATATACTATTAACGGTAAGGGTGACGCTTTAAAAAAATCAATTGGAGTAGATGAATTTAGGTTTAAAACTGATTTGGATGGGTTAAACAAATTGATTGGAGAGTTGCAAATTGCAGTAAATAATATTAATCACTTTAACCAATTGGCGGGTAGTTTAAACACAATTATAGAATCGCATAAAAAGCCAAAAGAGGAAGTTAAGTAGGCATTACCTATAACGTAACGGTGCTATACGATGTGGCGGGTTTTCAGAACGAAAGTCCAACACGAAGCACCACAGTTTGAATTAGTACAAATGTTTAATCGAAGCACGTCAGCCGCCATATTGTATAGCACTTGTTAGCGGATGCCCTTCTTCACAAATCAAAATAAAAATGGAATACATAGACGATTTAAGTTTTTCAAACCTTGTCAATTTGATACAAGGCGAAGAAATCAAGGCTGCTGATATTTTGCATACAATAGCCTTAGAAATGGAAGAAAATAACAAGGTAATTGAAGAATTGGAAAGTCAATTATCGAGAGCCAAAGGAAGAAAAGATACTTTGATTTATGGCACGCAAAGAGTAATGCAGCATATCAAAAAGGAATATCCTTTAGCTGTCAAAAGGCAAGATTACATAGTAGTAGTTACCAAAGAGAACATTTCAATTGAACGGAATGTCCTTTAGGGTTGCCGCTAACGGTTACAGCTATACGTCAGGTTTTGTTTTTCACAAAACTTGCGTATAGGTGGTGTTATAGCCAGTACGATTTAATTAGCACAAAACTTTAATCGAAGAACTAAAAAAAAGAATTTAAAAAATGAGCGAAGGACAAATAGAATTATCATTTTGGGTTATTAATGTTGATGCTAAGATAGAAGCATTTAAGAACCGAGAAGCAAAAGCAAAAAACACTTTTGTATTATCTGAAATTGACAAGGCAGTAGCATACAAATTTATAGCACAATATCATTATTTAAAAGATGCTAAATTTTTTGCTAAATACTGCTACGGAATTTTTATAGATAATGTTTTGGTTGGTTGTGCAACTTACTCAAATCCGCAAGGAATAGTAGCAATGAAAAGTTGGTTTGGACTTGAAAATGATAATCAAGACGTGTTGGAATTGAGCCGACTTTGTATGTTGCCAAAGCTAAACGGAACAAATGCCACAAGCTACTTACTTGGTAACTCATTGAGATTATTAAAAACAAAACAAGTAAAAGCTGTTATAACTTTGGCAGATGATTCAAGGCACGTTGGCTCAATTTATCAAGTGTGCAATTTCAAATATTACGGTTTGACTGATAAAAAAACCGACTTTTATACTGCCGATGGAAGAATAAACCCAAGAGGACAAACGAAAGATATAAAAGGGGTTTGGCTACCAAGAACGCAAAAGCACAGGTATTGCTACACACTTGATGAAAGTTTGATTTGCTTATTGAAAGAACAACCAAAACCAAATGTAGGAATGATAAATAATTACGAATGTTGCAACCAAAATAATAAAGTGTTTGATAAACGGAATAAGGAATGGTATAGTTGCCCAAAATGCACTACTTCTATTTCTTTTTTAGGAGGGGAAAATTTTTTAAATTCTTTTTCTCACGAAAGTTCAATTGAAGCACAAAAGTAGTATTGGCTATAACGTTTTGCGGCTTTGCTCGTCGTTTGCGTAATCCGCGTAAACACGTTTGAGCAGAAGCATCGCAAATGCGGCAAAGGTGCTGTTATGTTGGTGTGTCGGAATGTGCGTGAGGCAGTTAAATATTTAATAAAACTTTTTGAGCGATGGAAAATAAAAAATACAGACCAAGCAACGGAACAGAAGGCGATTGCTTTATGAGTAACTTTTGTTATCAATGTATTCACGATAACCCTGATTACAATGCAAAAGCTCCACGTTGCGAAATAATGACATTAACAATGTGCTTAGACTTAAATGATAAGGAATACCCGAAAGAATGGTGTTATGGTGAAGATGGAAAGCCTAAATGCACAAAGTTTGTGAAGTGGGATTGGGGAAATGATGGCGACCCGAATGACCCTGAAAATCCAAAAGCACCAATACCAGACGACCCGAATCAATTGTGTCTGCCGTTTATTGTGGAAGAAATTGAACGTAATACCGTGCGCAGGGAAGAAAAAGTTTTATTAAATATTTAATTGAACATAACGTTTTGCAGCTAACCGATAGTTTTTGCTTTTCGCAAAAATTTTGGTTAGGTGCTGTTAGCGGTTAGTTGCACAGCAAAGGAATAGAAACAATTTAAAACTAAAAATATATGTTAATATACAAATGTGATGGACACCGTTTTGAAGATGGTAAAAAATGCGAACAAACCTATGAGGTTAATAATATTAAAGAACATCCCTTTAGGTGGATTACTATTAACGGTAGCATAAAAAATGATAGTACGGATAGCCATATTATTGAAAGTAATGGTATGCACCATTATTGCTCAAGAACTTGTTTGGAATACGCATTTTTTAAAAACCAAAATGCAAGGGATATTTCAAAGCAATTCAATTTATTAAAAAACGCTCAAGAAACTATGAGGTGGATGTTTGATAATATGAAGGTAGAAAATCCCGACTTGCAAAGTGATGGTTTTAATATACCTGCAAATACATTAACCGAATTAGAGGACTATTTACAAATTCATAAAGAACTATAACTGTGCGGTGGGGTGCAATTACCGCTAACAACTCGCTAAAACCAACAAAACAATATCAATTATCATGCAACTACTTAAATATAAAAAGGTTATAGGATTCACAGAAGTACAACAAAAAGCCTTTAAAACTTTAGAAGATTATGGAGTTAATGTAAATAAATTTATAAGAATTGCAATTTCAGATAAGTTAAAAAAAGATTGGAAAAGTATTAAGGAATCTAAAAACAAATCTAAATGTCCGTTTTAAAAACTAACCGCCTAATGGCATAAATAAAGAGAGATATGGCAAACATAACAGAAGTAAATAAATTGATTGAAGAAACTTGTAATGAGTTAAAAGAATTATTGCTACAAAAGAATATAGACTATAACAATAGCCTACAGAACCCTATCCAAGTGTTTAGTAAATCAGCTCCTATTGATGGTATTCTATCTAGGTTAGATGATAAGTTAAACAGAATTAAGAAGAAAGGTATTAACGATAAAACAGAAGATACTATAATGGATATTATGGGGTATCTAGTGCATTTAAAGATAGCTAAGAAGTTGCTTTAATCTTCTACTATATCATTAGGCAAATTATCCAAATAATCATCTATTAAGTTATATACATCAGTAGGTTTAGCAGTTGCAAAAGCAAATGAACCATCGTTAAATATAACCTCTGTATAAAACTTCTTATTTGATTTGCCTTTTGGAATAAAACATTTAGGTAATAATGATTGTACGGTTGCTTGGCTTATGTTAAAATAAGCTATTCCAACTTCGTAACCCTCTACTATGCCAGCGCTTAACTTTTCAACTTCTGATAACTCAATATCAGCTTCAAATAAACTTGCATCTATTGGATAGTAAACCTCTATTTCAAACCATTTTAGATGTTTCATTTTAGTGCCAAAATCTTAGTAAACATTAAATAATCTTTTTTTTGGGCTCAGTAAAACTAAAGTTTTTTGAACAGTCATTACATCGACATCTTTGTTTTTTGGTTCCAGAAGGTGAGTAATAGAACCCCCACAATCTAACATTATCACTACCACATTCTGGACAGTCTTGTTTTAATCCAGTTGTATGTGATTTAGGTTTAATGTATTTATTTAGTTTATTAAAAAACTGTTCAAGTAATACAACGTCTTGTTTACAGTATTTAACCATTCTCATTAATGCAGCTTGATTATTTTCACGCCAAACCTTTGCCCATAAATCGGTTTCATTCTCTAATTTTTGCCCTAAATCAAAATACTTACCAATACTATCTAAACGATTAGATGGCATATTTAATAACTGCCTAGCTTGCTTTAAAGTATCAATACTTTTATAATCAGGTATCATATCAATATTGTGAAACATAGCACGAGTTCTTAACCACTTAGTATCAAAGCGATCAGAATTATGCCCGATAACCTCATCAGCTTTATCCATAACGGATATAAACTTTTCAAGTATCTTTTTATCACATTGAGATTTATCCCACTTTAGATAATAAACTTTATCTTGATGCGACCATTTATAACAAATACAAATTATTTTAGCGTTTTCAATTACATTACCGTAGTTAAGATTGGTTTGATAACCAGGTCGCCAAAACCACCCTAAACATGGCGAAGTTTCAATATCAAAAAATAATCTTCTTATTGCCATGCTTATAGTTTTACACAAATATAATAATAAAAACATAACGGTCAGCTAATTGCATATGTTAAATAATTGGTTTATATTTACTTAACTATTAAAGCCGTTCCAAATAAAGCAGCACCGATAACAGAGCCGTGAAGTAAACCCTTCCAATATCCTTTGCGTTTAACTTTCGGTAAAGTATCAATTAACTGAACTATCCTAGTCGAATCTATCGTTATATGGCTTTGTTTTAATCCTATCTTATTAACCAACGCTTTTATAATAGTATCTTTATTACTGAGCAACGAATCATTAGCCGAATTTAAGTTACCAAAGGCATTGTATAGCGTTATTAATGATTGTTGACATAATGTGTCAGTAATATATAAACTATCATAAACAGTCTTTACGCGCACTACATATTTGATTTTAGTAACGGTTAATATAGAATCTTTGCGAAACGCTTGTTTTAATTTAACGTCCTGCTTTTTTTCAGCTTTGTAAATCGTATCGTGGTTTGGAGTAGTAACTTTTGGATCATGCTCACACCCCTTACAATTAGCAAATATGACAACCGTTACTAAAACAGTTAGTAAATACCATTTGATTGAATCCCAAATTGATTTGATAATTTCCATTATTTCTCTTTTAATTGACTCATATACCCACCTATTGCAGGCATAGCAATAACAAATAATTTCATAATATCATTTGGATTCTGAAAGTTAAATGTATTAAAGTCAATTACTACTATTGCAGTTGCTACCGATGTTAATAAGCCTACTATTGTAGCTATTAAACTGTTTTGTTTTTTCTTTGTCATATAATTTTATTTAAGGTTTTACAAATTGAAAGTGCATCCAATCATAGTTCTTTTCACGTCCTAGTGAATACCAACCATGTTTATAGAAAATATCTATCATTCTTTGATACTCAGGTTTAGCGAATCGAGCCGTTTTACTTGTTTCTTTTAATGTGTTTCTAGCAGGATCTAAATCAATAGCCAAAGCCCATGAGTGAACGCTCCAATCCGTACCGCCACGCATTTGACGAAAATTATAAGAACCTCCAAATAAATCAATACCTAGTTTTTTAATTTCAGTAATGCCATAAGTTTCTAATATCTCATTAAATATTTTAGTTAGTGAACTTGCAGCAGATTTATGAACTTGCATTTTAGTTACCGTTCTTTTTAAGTCCCACGCAATACGCATTTCGAATGGCAAAATAATTGTAGTTAAATTCTTAACATCGCCAGGTTGACCGTAAAGTTTTATAATCTCGCTTGTTTTCATATTATCTCTCGTGTTCTAAATCCCTAACTCGTTTATCAATTTCCTTAACATCTTCTTTTAAATTAGTATGGTCGTTAACCAATACCTTAAAATCTCGTTCCATATTGCTCAAAGAGTTAGCGATAGTTTCCATTTTATTAACTCCTTTGTTTAATATCCATAAGACTACACTAAGGAATGCTGTAAATAATCCGCTTAATGTGGTTATTACAATAGCTGTTTCATTGCTTGTTAGTATCATTTTACTCCGTTTTCAAGTGTTATTAGTTCCTTTGTCATAATTTATAAGCCATCTGTTATTATTAAATTACCTACTCCCTCTGCTATTTGACGAATACCAGCATCGTCAAAGTGTACTAAGTCTGCAAATACTGTTGCACCATCTGTATTATACAATCTATAATTTGTTACATCAGTTGCTTGTGTTGTTGACTTAGCTGTGTTTATTGTTGACTTAAACGCTAAACTTGCAGAGGTTTGCAAAGAGCCTAAAGTAGTATCATACAATTTAGGTTGTACATAAAAAATACTCATTAACTTATTTGAAAACACAGAGTTTGATGCTCCTGTTAACCATAATTGCCAAACTGCTTGATATGCTGTTGCATCTGTTGATAATTGAGAATCTGCTTCACCTTGCTGCCAGATGAATCTTAATTTAGTTATCGTAAATCCATTTGCTAACTCCCATTCTTTCATAGCTGTTATATCAGTAGATAACTGATTAAACATAACTCCCAAAAATTGCCTTGACCAACTAGGCGTGGTATTTGCTAAATATGAAGCCCCTCTAACTACCTTAAAAATATATATTGTTTTTTTATAGTATCTATTTAATTTATCCCCTAAGTAAAATTCTATTCCATATTGATTAGCTGATACATCATCTTGATATTGATTATTATTTGTAGATGAATTTATATTTACAAAGTTTGTCCCATCCCATATTTTTAACCATGATTTTGAGCCACTTAATCTTGATGGTAATGTAGACATAGGCACACGTCCAGAAGCGTTACTTTGTCCATGCTGTAATATAACAGATATTTGTTTAAGTGCTGGAGCATCTGCCACTTGGTCGCCACTAACCATATTAGTAGAAGTAAAAACACTACTACCTTTAGTATCATTCCAAGTCCAATTAGTGCTAAATGTAGCTGATTTATCACCTACTAAATACATTACTAAATTAGTGTTTAATGTGCTGTTTGTTGTTATGTCAAAAGGAACTCTATTATTATGAAGTATTGCAATATTAGCAGCAGATAAATTAGTATTGAATAAAGCTATTTGACTAATTTTTAAAGTAGAAAAAACAGCAGTAGTTGAACGGGCACCAATCTCAATATTATTAGCAGTTGTATTATTTATTGTTGTAAAAGTTCCAGCTTGTACATTAGATCCAGCTTCTAAAATTCCATTCCTATATACAGTAACTCTATTTGTAACTGTTCCTTGTGTGCCATCGTAAACAAATGTAAACTCATTCCATTCTCTTAATTCGGCAAATGAAGCAGTTGAAGTCCAAGTTATACTATTTGCACTAGTTGTATATAAAACAAACACTAATTTATTTGTAGTATTAAAGAATACTAACAGTTGTCTTACGGATGTAGTTGTATTATCTCTACCAAATAAAACAGTAGTAGTAGCATTAATACCTTTTTTAACATACATGGATAAAGTAAACTGTTTGTTAGCTCCAACAATCGCATTATTTAAAATAGTTGAACTTGCCGCATCTCCTGTAAATATGTTATCTGTTCCATCAAAAGAGAAACTTTTTAAATTCCAAGTTGCAGCAGTATAATCATCTGTAAAATTAGCCTGTTTAGGCATATAAGGAATAACAGATGTTTGAGCCTTACAGTAAATACCAATAAGTAATAAAAATACTATCTTTTTCATATATCTAAAAATTATTAATTAAACCTACACAATCCCATTTAGCATCTATCAAATTATAAATAAATGCTAAATACATTATTTTACTTAAAACGGTAGTAGTTGGTGCTGGCATATCTGAACTAAACCTAAAAATAGCATTGAATGTTAAAGCTCTTGCTGTTCCATTATCTTTAATCCTATAAATTAAACCTTGTCCCTCTGTTGGTGTCCCTGTTGGTACTGTAAATGTGGTAGCAGTTGAAAGTGTAGTAACTGCCACAAAATCAACAGCATCTGAATTGGCTGTAATTGTAGCCGTTGTAGTAACTGTATTTGTACGTGGTGTCATTCTTTTATTGGTTAATGTTTCCGTTCCTGTTAATGATGCTTTTGTATTTAATTGAGTTTGAATAGCACTTGTAACCCCTGCTAAATAAGTTAATTCAGTTGTAGTAGTTGTAGAGCTTACTAATTGCCTTGATGCGTTAAA